TCGTAGCCAAGATTAAGATTCTTGACTGCCTGTTCTAGTGCTGAACAACATGAATTCCAATTCATTTACCGGCATCCCTTACAGTTTTCGCGGCATTGCGAGTTGCCCTCTGCATACAGGCTTTGGTAATCCCATACTTGTTTTCTACAAAACCGATGTAGGGAACAAGATTGGTAATGTAGACTTTATCCCCAATTTTAACCTTTGGAACCCCAGGATCTGGCGCATATTCTAACGGGTCTTCTGGTTTCTTTCCGCCTCTGCCACCGGGTCGTTGATCAGGAGGGCCAAGATCGGTAGCTGGAGCATTTACTGTGAGACGGAATGAAGTTCGCAACCAACCAGTCCAAACATGCTGGTTCCAGTTTCGCTCAAGATCAAGCCACAGGTTATGAGCAATTTCTCCTATTCCATTTTCAATTTTCTTCTGCGTTTTCTTATTGAACTTGTGGACATCTTCACTGAATTTTCCAGTATTGAGTGTGCGCCTCATGACTTCACCAGGTATTCGTACAGAACTGCTTTTCCTTGGTAGATCACCGACTTTACCCAGGTCACTGCAAATGTCTGCCCAAACATGGTGAAGATATCACCAACCTTACATAGTTGAGTAGTATAGATCCTATACTCCCCACTACCAAGGAGCGTATCCTTCTCATTAAAGAAAGAACGAAGAGATGAAGCTTGAGTTCCAAACCCATCTACAATACCCGAGATTGGAGTCGCTTGCGTAACTGGAACATTCAACATGGTTCTTGTAACTGGGTCATAAGTTCCGCCTTGTCCCTGCATTGGTTGCCAGAGGATACTCATACCATTGCGTTTTACGACCCCAGCAAGATTCACATTCGCCCCACTCTTCCACTACCGGCCGGAAGATTTGCCAAATACGGAGAAATCATATCCCGGACACTATCCGGCATAGGTTTACGAGCATAGCTATTAGGATCAGTGATGGGGCCAACCTTGCCGCCATACTGAACAAGACCGCCCTCGTCCAGAGTTCGATCTTCACCTAAAAGAGCTAGTGCCCACTCTGCGGTGGCCTGAACGATAAAGAGAGGAATAGTTGCGTAGTTGATAATGAACCCATCCCGATCGCACAGACCCACTCGGGGCCAGCGCATGGGAGAGAGATAGTTGGTCTTGACACCATACCACCAGCATAGATCAAGAAGCCGACTAGCCCAGATAAGAGCAGCAGTTTGCTGATCTGGAGTAGCGTTAGCCCAATTCGCGACCCAACCACGAGTTTGGAAATACGCTTCGGCAGTCGGAATGTCACAATAGCAATTAGCATCCATTGCTCCTGCTGTGGTGACAATCACGACCGCCATTGAATTAGCCCTCGTTCTTCATGCTGATGGCAAGAGTAGCGTTCGCAAGATTCTGTGCATCCTTTTCAGGATCACCAGACTCATAGAGAACGTCCTCTGACTGATCATAGTCATCAGCATTGATGATCACAAACCCAGTTCCGAATAGATTAGACTGGATAGTGACAGTGACAGGAGAAATCTGGCCCATACGTGCTCCTTAAGAATAACCGGCTGGCACAGAGTGTCTGGGCCAGCCGGAAGGGGGGTAGTGAAGGAGATTAACCGAACATCCGAGCGCCGAGAGGCTCGCGAACGACGCCACCACCCCAGAGCATGTCGAAGGCCCACCGGATACGGTGGAACTCTTCACGAACCTGGAGGCGAAGGGTCAGGCCGGAGACCGGGTCCGCAACTTCCATGCTGTAGGGATTGGGTTCGGCGCCAGCAATCGGAGCCAGGGTCCGGCAAGCGAAGCCGAAGCAGTCAGCCTGGAAGGCCACATTCTCACGGTGCGAGGCAGTGACGGTAATCGCCTGAGCTCCAGTCATGATGGCCGCAGAGGCTGCGGTCAGAGGCTGGTAGAGATTCAGGGTAACGTCAGTGGCGGCGGAAGCCTGAGTGGCGTTCGCGGAAAGCGAGTAGGTGCGCTCGCAACCGGCAATGGTGATGATATCGCCAGACTTCAGGGCGCAAGCGCCAGTAGAAACAGCGGTGGTCGCAAGGAACGAGGTGACACCAGCAGCAGCACCGCCGCCACCAGTCTTAACAGCGAGACCAGTCGTGATGGTTCCGGCGGTATGGTAGGGAACCTGCTGATCCTCAAACCAGTCGAAGCCGAACTTCCGGCCCATGGCTCCTTCGCGCATGACATTCGGGTCGCTGGAATACATGCCATACTGGAAGGCAGCCAGTTTGAGGGCAGAACCCATGCCGACAGTATCCAGCACCATGCGCCGATCGGCGAGAGGAGCCTTCATGACGGTCAGCAGTTCTTTCATGTTCACGGCATTGTCCGGAGCAGACGCGAAGGGCGCGGTGCCCGGAGTGCCGACACCCTGACCGAGCTGATCGATGAGGGAGAAGATGGTTCCGTTGACGTATTCAGCCAGGGCTGCAATGGCCGCAGTCATCTGACGAGGAGCGTAGCCAGCGACAGTCTGAGCCAGTTCGGCCTCAGACAGAGTGAAGGCTGCTTCCTGCCAGTAGGACAGGGTGATCTGCGCGGTGGTCGGAGTGACGCTGCCGGAATCCGGAGCGTAGGGGCCAGGAACCACGGCAGCAGTCGTGATGGCAGAGGGCACCGGAATGCTGATGACCTGCCCCTTCTCGGCCGCCTGAGTGTCGTAGCTGTTGTTGATGAGACTGGGCATCACGCACAGATTTCGCAGGGCGTTCAGGCCCTGTGCGAAGATCGTCGGGATGATGCTGGTCAGAGTATTGGTGATAGTCATGCGGGTGCCTCCTTTAAGGCGATGTGTGGCCGACTGGTTGCCGATTGCCCCAACTCCGTTGGCAGCAAATTGGAGCGACCACCGGAGGCTCCGCGTATGGTGAAAGTATACGTTAGATCGGTGTGCCGCGCAAGGGCAAACAGGGCACCAAGTTTTCACTTAGCGCCCTGTTTTCAGTGTCAGACATTGCTGTCTAGACTACTTTTACCTGTCCCTTCGCAATCTTGTCCAGATTCGCCAGGAAGGCATTGCTATCGCCCTTTCGGATAGTATTCTGCGGAAGAGGCCCGGTCGGTCCCTTACCCTTCGGGATTTCGGTGCCGTTGCTGGGCTCAAAAAGATGGGGTGCGGCAGTTGGGAGGGATTGCAGCCACTCAGAGATTCCAAGAAACCCCTGACCCGTCTTGTCGTAAACAGGATTTCCATCCTTATCATGGGCAACAGCGATTCCGTCTTTATTCTTGAAAATAGTCCTGGCACGGAACAGGACATCCTCAACAGCCGTGGGTTTGACACCATGCTTCGCTGCCTCAGCCTGAACAGCATTGTCAATAACCAACTTGTTGAGCTGTCCCTCCAGATCTACACGAAGTTTTCGTTCGTTGGCCGTCTCCGTAGCCATGTTCTCACGCAATGACTTGATGCGAAGTTCCACAACTTCTTCCAACTTGTTCTCCGCGATCAGCTTACCTTCCAGAACCTTCTGTTCAGTCGTAAGCATGATCTTATATTTCTCAGGATCCAGGTTGGCGAACTTATCCAAGTTCTCCTTGAGCGCGGCCTTCTCAGTGCGGACATTGGTCAGGGCACTCTTGAGCCCAGCCACGGAAGGATGGTTCTCCACCTCAGCCTGAAGAACGAATTTTCCGTCAGGAGTGGCAACGTATTCGGCTTTGATGACATCAGCAAGCCCATCCAAGTTATCAAGAACTGCCTTAAGCATGAGTATCTCCCTTGACCCCAACCAGGGCCTCTTCAACGATTTCCCGAAGAACCTCTTCGGACGGACCCGCCGTTACGGCGAAGAAAAGTTGCCTGTGATAAGATGTCTTAGTGGCAAATTCTGAGCCACCTGGATCAAGCGTAACTAGATTTCCATCATGACCGCGCACATACTGAACAACCATCCCCGAGGTGGTATCTACACGACACAAGGCGTCTAGAACTTTGCCTTCTTCATCGAGAATAGAAACGCAGTCTACTCTCTTATCATCGATGTAGAATTTGGTATCAGGCGTAATTTCCATGAGTCACCTATACATTCGGCCGTGTTGGTTCTATAATGGCCGTGGTTTTAAGAAGGTCAACTGCGTTAGCCAGTGTGGTAACACCCCCAGCACTGTCTGGAACAAGGGAGCCGCCTCCCGCAGCAGGGGATGTGCCTCCTACTGGTGGCATTGGGCTACGGCCAGCGGTGCGTTCGTCAGCTTGCCGCTTGGTATAGTCATCGTAGGATAGATCTGGCTGAATAATTCCGCCGCGCTGAAGATTCCAGAACAAATCCTGATGAGAAAGTCCACCAGTCTGCCATGCCCCCACCAT